GCCCTTAACAGAAAGAGACACAGCAAAGGCATCGTAATAGCCGCGAATAGTGCGCTTACGTTGTCGCGCGACAACAACGTCACCGGCCTCGCCACGGCCAAGGCCCTCGCCAACGAACTTCTCGCCGACTTCACTGCGCACGTAAACGACTACGGCGCGTCGGCTGGGGAGCACAAGGCGTTGCATACAGCGGGGCTCCCCGCTGTAGCGGCGTGCAGTTTGCTCGCTTCGATCCTCGCTCTGACCAACGACCTGACGGCGAAGTTCGCGCTACACAACACGGACGCGATAGCGGCGTCGCCGACGTACCACATCGCGCAGGACACTACGCATGCGCTCGCAGCCGAGACCGCCGTAACGACGCTCGCCGGAGCGTTGACGCGCCTCAACGACCTCAAGGCCAAGTTCAACCTCCATAGCGCGGAGAGTACGGCGCATCGGGTCGGCGTCGCTACACCGATTACGAGCGCGGATGTGTCGTACGGCCTCGCGGCGGACGTGATCGACCTCAACATTCACAGCGGTGACAGCGTATTCGGCGCGCTGCTCGACGACGGCACGGGTAACGTGACCGTTACGAGCTTCACGGCGGTCGATGGCGCCATGCGATTCACGGCAAGCGCCGATCCGCAGGACGCTATCATCAGCTACATCGTGGTGAGGGTATAGTAATGACCGACATTCCCATCGGGCTCAAGCAGTCCGACAAAGCGATAGCGATGCAGACGCAGAAACGCATCGCCGCTCTCGAAAAAGAGGTCCTGGCGCTCAAAGCGTTCCGTAAGGACATCGAAGACATGCTGAACAAACAAGGAGATACCCATGGACCTTCTTCTGTCCGGTAAGACGTACGCGGAGTGGACGCGACAGGGCTACGTGTTTAGTGCCCGCTCCACGACCGCTGCCGTGCTTCTTGCTACCGCTACCACCGGCAACGCTCCCGCTATATGGAACCCGGCGTCGAGCGGAAAACTCGTCATACCGATGTTCCTTCGGCTCACCAAGCATACCCCCGGCACCGCCGCGTCCGGCGGATGCGTCCTCGGCTACAAGGAGCTGGCAGGCGACGACGTTGCTACGGCAGGCGTTGTCGTTACGTGGACGAATGTAGCGCCCGTGTCAACGCTCCTCGGCTCCGGCAAAACGTGCCGAACCAAGTTCTCGCCCGCTGTCAGCACCTACACGGCGGCTCCGGCACTGTTCATGGACGTCGGCCTTAGCTACAACATGAGCACCGCCGTGGCGAACGACGCGATGCGCGCCGACTTCGACTTCAAGGGGTCCGTTATGCTCCAGCCTGGAACGATCCTATCCGTTCACGGTATGCCGGTGTCCGTCGCCACGTACACTGTGGACATCATCTTCGCCGAGCTGCCGTATTCCGTGATGAGCGGGTTCTAGTATGGCGCGCTTCAAGGGCGAAGGGGTCATTAGCAACTGTATGGGGCAGGCAGTTGCGGAGTTCGTCAACGGCGAACTGATAACGGACGACCCCGACAAGATCGCGTTTCTCCGAGGGAAAGGGTACGTGCCCGAGGTCGAAGCATCTGTCCGAGCGAAGCCCGTCGTAAGCAAGGAGTAGATCATGGCCTTCGTCGTTGAGACTGGTGCCGGTATCGCCAACGCAAACAGCTACGTAACCGTAGCTGAGTTCAAGGCGTACTGCGCCGATATCGGCACCGTTCTCACGGCGTACAGCGACACCCTGATCGAGCAGTCGCTCGTTCGCGTAACGCGAGCGGTCGATGCAAAAGGCCGCGCTTCGTTCGTCGGCACAAAGTTGACGGCAGCGCAAGCGCTCGCATGGCCGAGGGAAGACGCCGTTGACGTATACGGCTTCGACATTTTGAGCACGGTAGTACCTGTATACGTCAAGAACGCTGTATGCGAAGGGGCGATCATTGACCTGGCTTCGCCGGGCGCGTTGCAAGTGTCACTAGGTCGGGGCGGTAAGATACAAGAAGAACGGGTAGAAGGCGCGGTGACGGTACGATATTTCGACGGGGCTCCGTCCGGCACTGTCTATACTGCGTTCAACGATGCGTTATCGCCGGTTCTCCGTAACGGTGGAGCCAGCGGAAATATAGCTGTAGTTAGGGTGTAAGACATGGACTATACGGCCCTACGCGACGACCTCGTCATTCCGATGATCGAGAAATACGGCAAGGCCGTATCGTTGCGCAGGCCCGGAACGACGCTTCATTGGACGCGAGCATGGAACGCTGCGGATGGTCGGTATCAGTGGACGTACGCCGGACCACCGAATCCTCCAGCGGATGGAACGATAGTGTACGTCGATCCGGCTGCGACGCCGGTCGATTATCCGGGGCACGCTATAGAGAAGGCGTACCAACAGGAGGAGATTGACAATACTACGGTGATGGCGAACGACAGGCGCTTCTTGTTGATCGACACGCCGGAGCCGACGAGTGCGGATAAGCTCGTCGTCGGCTCGTCGATACTGACCGTTGTTCGCGTAAGCTCGATACAGCCGGGCGATACGGCGCTCGTAAGGATACTACAATGTCGGGGGGTATAGGCTTCGCCTTTGAAGTGGAGAAGTGGACGTTGAAGGCCAGTAACGCTACTAACGATATCATAAGGGAATCCGTCATAGAGTTCGTGCAACGGGTGATAGACCGCACGCCTATTGACACAAGCGCACGCCATGACGACGTCGTTGCACGCGGCGATTGGAACTTCGCAATTGGCGACGAACCGGAAGACGTGAATCGAGACGACGCAACTGGACAACGCGCTATGATGGGGTTACGCGCCGTAGTGGCCTTTTGGAAGCCGACTAAGTCGTTCGGTGACTTTTTGAAGTTCTGGCACGCTAAGGGCGGCGATGAACTTTTCATTGCGAACTATAAGCCGTATATACGGCGATTGGAATACGAAGGGCATTCGAGCCAAGCCCCTAATGGAATGTTGGGGGTAACGGTACAAGAGTGGGATCAGATAATACAGGAGCAGGCGGCGAAACATGGGGCAACTTAACGCCGAGCGCGCATTCCACGCCGCATTCGCCGCCCTCGGTTACACGTATGTGTCGTATCCGAACGGGCCTAAATTAAATCTGCCTTCTGCGCCGATACCGGCGAGCACGATATGGTATTCGTTATTTACACTTTACAGTAAAGCGGCAGCAGTCGGGCTCGGTTCGTCGATTATCCGTTATCCGGGTCTTTTCCAAGTGACGATCAAGGCGCCTAGTGCCGATGCGAACGGAAACCCGTACGGTACGTACGCCATAGCGGCTGCGGCAGAGGCTGTTGCTGCGGCGTTTAAGCTCGGTACATCGATCGCATATCCGACAGGTACGCCGGTTGCGTATGTTCACTGTGAGGAACCTACTATTACACATATCGGGAACGTAGAGCCCGAATGGTATACGGTTGTCGTACGCGTTCCGTTTAGGATGGACAATTAAAGGAGACTACCATGGCATACAATGAAGGCACTGGCAATCAACTTGCGTATATAAAGGAGTCTGCGTGGGCGGTTCCTACCGCTCCTGGCACTACGTATCTCGTGGTCCGAAAGCTCGCCGCAGCGGAAATCACGACCGATAGAACCAAGATTACGACGAAGGAGATGAACAATCGTCGCGCCGTCACCGGCTTCCGTCTCGGTACGCGCAAGTCCCGCGTATCCGTCCCTGCGGAATTGTTCTATGCGGGCGACGCCAAGCAGTTCGACGACTTCCTCGAATCGTGGATGTGCGCAGCGTGGACCGCCGCCGGTTCCGCAATCGCAGCGCAAGAGGTTTCGGTCGGTACGCCCGGTGCGACGACGGTGCTTACGTGCGCTACGGCGGCGACGAATATCGCCGTAGGTCAATGGATCAAAGTTTCCGGCTACACCGGAGCGCAGATCGGCAACAACGGGTATTACCGCGTATCGGCGGTAAACACCCTCGCCATCACCGTCGTGTCTCCCAACTACGCCCTCATGGTAGCGGGCGCGGCGCAGGGCGCGGCAGTCGTATTGCAGATCATGGCGTACGTCGCTCCCGGCACCGTTACAAAGTCCTTGGCTTTCGAGGAAGCGCAGACTGACAACGCCGCTGCGCTTAACGTCGTCAAGATGGCGCTCGGAGCGATGGCCAATACGTTCGAGCTGAACATCGTTCCCGACGACATCGTGCAGGCTACGTTCGAGTTCATGGCGAAGATATTCGCTGTGGGCGCCACGCGAGCCGCTGCCGCTGCCGAAGCCAGTACGCTTAACGGTACGACGGTCGCGGCCTCGACCGCGTGGACCGCTGCGCCGACGAACAGCCCAATGACGGCTAACGACGTGCTCATGCAGCTCATGGTCGATAATGTGGCGGTCGGTGTCGTAACGAACCTGAAATTGAGTGGCAACAACGGCCTCGAAGAGATGTTCCCGGTCGGTTCGTTGGTGCCGTACGCCATCGGCAAGAACGATAGCGTCGTTACCGGCACGATGGACATATACATGATCGACTCTTCCTTCTGGACGAAGTACCAGGCGGAGACGGTTCTTGGCTTGTCCATTCGTCTCATGGACCCGGATAGCGGCACCTTAACGACACAGGAAGTCGGCAAAGGCTACGCTATCGACCTCCCCAACATCAAACTCGAATCGGTAGCGGAGAACAAGGAAAAGACGAAGGTCATACACAGCGTTCCGTTCAGCGCTCTGGAACTCGGCACTGCGAATACGAAGGGCGCCGCCACGGTGAACATGCGCGTTTCGCGCCTGGTATAAATCTTTTCAGTAGGAGTACAGTATGAACTTGTCCTTAATGAACACGGCGGACAGTAGCGAGGCCGGATCGTGGATGCCCGTGCTCGACTTCGATTGGGCGACGCCTATCGGCTGCTCTATACTCGTCCTCGGCCCCGACAGCAAGGAAGCGGTCGGCATCATGGACGAAGAAGAGAAGTACAACCAGCGGCGTCTCGCTGAGTCGTTTGCAGGAAACAAAGCGAGCAAGACGAGCCTAGATAACGAGGTAAGCGTAGACAAAGCCATACGCAAAGCCGTTCGCCTTACGAAGGGCTGGAAGGACATAGAGTGGGACGGCGAGGCGTTTCCGTACTCCGAAGCCAACGCCGTAAAGCTCTATACGAAGATACCGCACATACGCACGCAGGTCTTAAACTACTACCGGGATCGCGCCAATTTTACGGTGCCCGAATACGCGAATTGGAGGAAGCGGTTCGGGGAAGGTTCCTCCTCGACGCCCCCCGTAAAGGCGGAGTAAGCCTACGTAAAACGTTAGAAGACGTAGAACGTCAGAGTGGGTGGCACGATGAACAACTTGACGTTGTACCGATACCAGAAGGCTTCGAGTCTTGGTTCGTTACGTTCATGGAGATTAAGCGCTCCGAGACGGTGACGTACCAGGACATCGACGCCTATGAACGAGTGACCGGCATTAAGTTGTCGCCAATAGAAGTTAGCGCGGTGCTCGCTATGGATCGTGGAGCTACGATGGCGATGGTCGAAGTGATGAAGGAGAATAAACCACGTGAGTGACGTAGCGCGGCTTATGTTGTCTGTTGACGCTTCTCAAGTATCGACGGGCGAAGCCGCGCTGCGGCGCTTAAATCAGACAGCGCGAGATACTGCGCAACAGATGTCTGTTATGAAAGGACAGAGTATCCAGTTCGGTACGTCCCTCGGTGGCATCATCGCTCCGTCGTCTACTGTTGCGCAACAACTACAGAAAGTAAGCAGTGGGTTTCGAGACACGGGGAACGCGGCACGTACCGCAGGGGAGGGCCTTCGCGGCAGTAAGCAAAACTTCACCGACATTTTTCGTTCCCTCCTCAATGCACGAGAAGGGACCGAGGGGCTTATTGGAGGGTTTCTTCGTCTTGGTACGGGCGCTTATCTTGTTGGACGCGCTATACAAACTACTACAGG